CTTTTGAAATTACATTCATATTATATTCCTTGCTGATATTCACGCCGAGTACCGAGCATTTAAGGGCTCTGCATAGCTAGTGACCTGCTCACTAATTTTCGGCAAGTTGTATTCTGCACAATATTTTAAAAGTCGTACACCGACTTGTGGAATATTCTTGTTTGCAGTAGTTGCGCCTGTGATTGTTTCTGCAATCAAAGACTTAATGTTATCGGGCTGTGCAGTAAGATCACATAGTATAACATTTCGATTATAATCATCTAGCACACGATGCTCTGCGCCTTCGTGGTCTGACCACTTTTGCAACATGAGATTGTTCCACGCCCAGCCTTTGGAATTACGATCTTCAAATGCTTCACGTAGACCCACTTTATTCTTTGTGCCCTTTTCACGGACGCCTGGATATGCACTAAAGATGTTATCGCTTGTATCGCCGCGCATACATTTCTCAAAAAGCAACCATGTTGGGTCCGGCTCGGGCTTAGGCAGATTAGTTTTCTTATCAACAACACGCTTGCCCTTTTCGTCAAAGTAGCCTTCGTGTGTAGTTGTAATCTGCATTACTCCGTTATATTGTTTGACATTAGGAGCAATCAATTGTGCGAAATCTCCGTCTGTACTTATGATCACATGGGTGTCTTCCGGATGACTTTGGATCCATCCTGCAATTAGATCGTCGGCTTCAAGTTGTGGATGTTGTAGGACGGTACAGTTAGTCTTGTTAGTGACAAAATCTTTAAACTGATCAAATGTTTCCCAAAAAACTCGATCTTCTTCAGCCTCGCGAGGACTTTGAGCTGCCCTAGCTTCAGTACGTTGACGTTTGTAGGGTTCGTAGAAATCCTTACGCCAGCTTCTCCCTTCTAAGAAGAAGATAACGTGATTACCGTTGAAGTCTCGCCATGCCTTGCGAACACTGCTTAGTACAGTAGAGATACTCATACCTACTTTGTCTTCGAGACTGCCACGTACTACATGACGTGCCCGAAAGAACGTATTTGCGGTATCTACAAGGATATATGTTTTTGACATTAAAATACTTCCGACTTACCGTCGCCTAAATTGTTTACGTTAATAAATCCACTGCCTCTACGATCCATATCAACACCTGATTCTGATCCAACTCCTCTGCAGAGTTCTTGGAACCATTGATCAACAACTGCTTCTTCTGTATCGCCTTTGTAGCCAGCTTCTTTTAATTGTAACACAAAGTACTCATTCCAGTCAAGTTCAAAAAAACCATTGCGGATATTGTCTTTGTTGACATGTGTGTCTAGAACAGCAACCCATGGCTCTTTTTTTTCAGTTGCTAATTCTTTTGGTCCTAGTTTAGCAAGACGTTCTGCTTCTTTAGCCTGTTCAGCTTGCTCGTGTGCTTCTTTAGCAATTCTCGTAGCACGTTCTGCATCTTCAACAGCTTTTCTTGTTTCTTCTTCAATTTTATCAATGCCAAAAAGTTTTTTAATAATTTTATTCATTTGTCTTCCCCCACTTTATTTTGTTCCAAATACGCTCATTTACATAATAGCAAACAGTATAAAATATATTAAGTGCAATACTTTCTCCTAGTGCCTTCATAGGATCACTACCTGTTAATATAAAAAATATTGTAGTTGTAATGAAAATGAATATTCTATATATTATTGTTTTGATTAAACTTCGAAAGGCAGTTTCCATTAAGTGCCCCACTTAATTTTTAACCAAATTCTTTCGTGAATATAATAATCAATACTAAGCAAAATGTGTAGTAATGTAGCAAATCCTGTTGCTGTAGCAATACTGCCTGTAAATAACCAGGTATAAAATATCGTAAATGACCAAGCAGTTATTCTATAACTGATCATTCTAGCAATAGTTCGTTTTTTTGTTTCCATTAAGTACCCCATTCATTTTTAAACAACGGCACCTGCAGACGATCACTGTAGCGAAGACCGTTTTTCATAGCCATATCTGCAACTGCTCTATTATTAAGAGCATAGACACTTTCTACCCCACCCACAGGCATTAGATAAACATGCCCTTTGAATCCTGCTGAACGATATGCGGCAATTGCACATTCTGCATCGGCAAAGTCTTGTTCCGTAGCAATAACAAATTTAAGATAAGCCGTACCATAATTCTCATAGTCGCAAACTACTTCTGGCTTGATAGCATCATCCCACGGCTCACCACTGCAAGGTAGTTTAGCACTAACACTGAATGTAATTTCTCTTTCTTCACTACCGTATGTCCAGTCAGTTAGATAACTTTTAAAGTCTTTTGTTAGACGCATTGTACCATTAGTTTCAAACGTAATTTCTTTAAGATCTTTCATGCAAGGCTGATTTAGGAGATCTGGATAGGCACGTTGCCAACCTAGTAGTGGCTCACCGCCCGTAATAACAAGATGCTCATCTCGCCATTCTTTAAACGGCAATGTATCAACAACAGCCTTGGCAAGACCTTCAGTTTCTACCATTGGGCTTAGTTCTTTAAATGCAGGATGCCAACTGGCATAGCTGTCACAGCCTGTAGATACCAAAGGAAGTTCTTTATAATTTTTATACAATTCTATGTTCTTTGCAACATTATCTGCTTCTGTACTTAGTACGCCACGCGGCATACCAAATCCTTGACAGGTAAAATTGCAGCCATATGTACGTAGAAATACAGACGGGACGCCCATGTAGCGTCCTTCACCTTGAATTGAATAAAATAATTCACTTACTTTAATTTTGCTCATATATAGTCGACCATTGTTTTAGTTTTTCAATCTTAGCAGCTTTAGCAACTTCTAAGTGTTCTAACGATATTACATTCTTTTCTAACATGATGTCAATCATTGCCAGCATATCGCCTAATTCTTCTTCAAGGTGCTCTCGATTAGTTTTTGGTTTGCCTGGCTTGAAGTTGTCAATGCCAAATCGACTAATCTTGCTCACCGCTTGAATTACTTCTGCACATTCTTCTTGTAGGATGTCCATTACTTCTTTTGTTTTATTATCCATTATTTGCTCTATCAGTTAGGTATTTGTCGTTGTGGATCCATGTGTTCTTTACTAGGAATCCCCATTCTCTTTTTTGAGGTCCGGGCATAAACAGTGTCCAGGCAGTTACATTAGGATCGAGCTCAATACGATGATAACTGTTAGCACTTGAAGTACGAAAATGTCCGGCACCTCTCCAAGTGCAAGTTTCCGCAATCATTTTACCCTTACTGTCAAATACAGGAGTCCATTCGTAATAGCCACCTTTAAGAATCAAAGTAGCGTAAGGCCATGGATGATCATGCACATCATCGGGATCTGATTTAAGGAACTTGTGAAGAAACACATTGAAGGGGAAACGCTTTCTATCTTTAAGAAACAGGTAGTAGCGTTCGAGATAAGGTTCGTCATTTTGTCTGTCCATTACAATTCGTTTGCGGCCTACACGTTCTAGAAAGTTTAGAAACCATTTCACTTAATCATCTCCAATAATTTATTTGCACTAAAGAATTGTTCCGTTAAATCAGCTGCCTGTTTGCGAACCTGTGGTACCCGTTTGTCATAATGCGTCATAGTAACAATAATGTGATGACACAGTTCTTGTCTATGTTGTAGATAACTATTCCAGTCTTTAGTCCATTCGCTAGGATACTTAAATCCTTCATAATACATTTCGGTGTAGCTTAGACGATCCGGCACCATTGGAATAGCATCTACCAATGCACCTTCGTAGCAGCTAATACCTAGTGTCTCTTGTAAGTTGGCACTGAACACAATCTTTGATTGACCTAGCAGTGTGTGATATTCTTGTTTTGTTAATCGAGTATCCTGACACACTATAAATTCATATTGTGGCAAGTATTCAGCCAAGTCACGGAAGATCTCAACCTGCTTCTCTGGTGCAATACGATGCGGAAATAAGATAAGATCACGCTTAGGCATATTTTTATATGCCGTTAACGTATTATCCATATATTCCATAGGCCATCCAGTACGGACTATTTGTCCGTCTTGCATATAGCGCATTGCTCCAGTTCTAAAATCAATACCTAGCAAATTTTCCATAAACATTTCAATATGGAATTTTGTAGCAAAATAGTTGTGATCAATAGCATGAAAGAATGATTTTTCAGCATGTCTAACCCAAGATGCATTACCAATGAGACGACCTAAGAAGTCTTGAGGATCATAACTACCGGCGTGCCATAGTGCGTGAATGGTTACAGGAAT